GCAGATTTGTTTCTGTCCATTACAGTCTACTCCATCTTTCAGGAATTAAGTCTTCTGTATTCTTATCTTGATTTCCTTCACCAAACCATTTAGTAGGTGCAATTACATTATCAGAATTAGATAACCAGGCACCCCACCAAGAGAATGAAGAGTTAGCAATAATGTGATGCTTGCACAAAGTCATCAGACAAAGATCCACATAATGATCACCAGATTCGGAAATCATAAAGCGATCACCTGAAAATAGTTCTTGTTCCTTACACCAATCCACATCATCTGTAAAAATAATCACAGGTAAATCGGAATTCATCCGATTTAGTGCCTCTTGATAATATTCCAAACTCAGGGGAGTATGATTTGGATTTTGAAGATAGTCAGTACGACGGATGTGAAGACTAATTGCTTCGCCAATATCTTCTAGCATTTCTTTGCAAGGATCCAGAATCTCCTTCTTAAAGGAAAAGTCCGCACGAATCTCATCTTCAATATGCTTGAAGTATCTTTCAGATTGAAAAAATCCAGCAAGAGAAATTTCGTCTGGACACATGTTAAAAAGTGCCTCATCAAAATGAAAATGCCTTTCTTCCGCTATGGGAGCATAACCTCTATCAAGAAGTTTAATGTTATGTGGAAGAACATATAACATTTCAAAAGGATAGAAAAGTTCTATCTTTAAATCAAATCCATATGGATCCCTAACTACTTGATTGTGGTTAGGAATACAAAAATCATATCCACGATTTCTAGCAATGCCTCTCAATGAAGCATACTGAAACATTTGATTTCCCAAACGTCCCAGTTTTCCAAGATGATTAAACGCTAGCATTTAATTCTTTCCTCCTCTGTTTTACATATTTTTGTTGTTCATAGTAATCCATTAGTCTTTGCTTATCCCAAGTTCGTATCACATTCCACAGATTAGTATTTTCTTGCCATTTGGGATTATGATAATGGGAGTTAAAAGTTCTATAGTGATTTAAATGGTAGCACATATCATTAACTCTACCAACTTTATTTCCCATCGCTTGAATTCTATATAAAAATTCACAATCTTCAGGACCCCATGCCATGAAATTTTCATTCCACATATATGAATCAATTTCCGATTGACGGCGTATCATCTGACCCAAACCCATAACAGAGGGACAAATATTACATCCTGGATTTAAAACATTTAAATCAAATTTGGATTCAATAAACTCATGAAACATTTCAACAGGATAATCAACAAGATATTGATAGACGCCTACACCGTAACAATAAACAGCATCATAATCACCATCATTAATCATGCTATAAGCAATATTATAACTACTAACTGGTAGTAAATGATCTATATCATAATTATAAACTATATCAGTTTTAGACGCTAAAAGAAGATCGTTTAAAATTCTAGTTTTATGAAAAAAAGATTCTTCAGATTGCTCAAAAATATGCTCAACATTTTTAGGAAAATAACCAAAAATATTTTGAATAGAAGGAACTACTTTTTGAGAAAAAACTGATTGTCGATCATTTTCTTTTACAATAATTGGACACTCTGGAAAATTATGATGTAGATAACCAATGGTAGTAATAATATTTTTAAGTCTATCATCACTTTCAATTCTACACGGCATCAAAAATGTAAGATTATTCATAAGAAACCTCAATCCAAGTGTCGGGAATCAAATCATTCATATTATAATGATCATAATATTTACCAAACCAAGGTTTTGGTGCAACTATTGGTTGTGTTGGTTTATCAATTAACCATGCCCCCCACCAACTCAATGTACTATTTGCAATAACACCACCAGTACAAAGAGACATCATGCACAAATCAAAATAAGGAATCAAACTATTTTGTTTTCCATATAAAGTATCTGATAATTGTGGGTATCTTTCACAATATTCTGACAACATAAATCGATCATCTTGAAAGAATTCTTGTTCTTTACACCATTCAATATCATCAGAAAAAACAAGAACTGATGTTTCATCATCAAAATAATTTAATGCCTTTTCATAATATGAAATAGGACATACCGGATGAGCATCTAAATTAACAAAATAGTCTCCTCTTCTTACATGAAGAAAAATAGGGTTTTCCAATTCATCAATAATTTCTTTACAAGGATTAAATATTTCTTTTTTGAATCTATAATCTTGTCTAATCAAATCTTCAATATTGAGAAAATATTTTTCCGTAGTAAAATGGTCATGAAGATTTACATTATCTGGACAAGAATCGAAAAACTCTTGAATAAAATGAAACTGACCTGTTGAAATACTTTTAGCATTCAGAAAACCAAAATTACTCTCCTGAACTGAACTCATCTCAAAACAATCAAAAAGACCATAGTTAGAATCGCCATAACTGTCTGGTCTTGGAATCAACCAATTATAACCACGATGGGCAGCAATACCACGCAAACCAGCGTACTGAAACATCTGGTTTCCCAAACGACCATTTGATCCCAATCTATTGTAACTTATTGCCATCAGTTTCTCCGAACATAAAGAGCATCTCCCCAAATATCACCAGACCATTCGGTTTCAACTCTCTCCATTTTGTAAGTTGCTAAGAAATCATCTAACTGTTCAACATAAGCATTATTTTCATAAACCTCATCACGGTTTACTTCACAATAAACATAATCTACATGATTTAAAGTTTCTACACCACCTTTCAATACTTCAAGTTCATATCCCTGAACGTCCATATTAATAAAATTAAAGTTTAAAATCTCTGCACTAAAACTATCAAGACGTTTCATTTCAACTTCTTCAACGCCATTGAAATGTACAGTTGGGTGATTTTGTAAATGTTTTTTTGGTTTTAAGATGGAACTACTCATTTGTTCATTATCACTCAAATACATAGTAACCATCTTTTCTTCATTACCCAATGCAACTTGATGTGCAGATATGTTTGCATTTGCATCTCTAAGATTCTGTTCTAACACTTCAAAGTTATAACTAAGAGGTTCAAACATTACAATATCTTGAATACCACTATTAATGTAGTCTTCTACTTCTTCTCCATGGTGAGCACCAATATGAATAATTCCTTTAATATTCATATTGTACTTATGTTTAAGATATTTAAAATTGAGTATCATAATTCTTGTAGATAAGTTTTGTAAATGTAGTCTTCGTTAATTGGATAATTTTGGACTCTTTCCAAATTATCCTTTACTGCTTCCAGTTTATCATAATAAAGTTCTAGCGTCAATGAGGAAACATCAAAATCTTCAGTTAAGAAAATAATTCCCTTGGGATTGAAGAATTTTCCAATATCAGGAGATCCATAGTAAATGGGAATCGTTCCTGTTGCAAAACAGTCTTGGATCTTTTCGGTGAAATATGTTCCATAAGAAGCGTTCTCAATCGCAACAGAGAACATATAGTCTGCTAGACCTTCTTCCTTTGATTGGATTTCATTGAAACCACGACCATAAAAATCAACTTGACCTTGAAGTTTTTGTGCCCAATTCAAACGATTCTGATGTCCATTGCACATTAACTTATTGGAGCAGATCATTGAAACCAGTTTACTTTTTTCATAAAGTTTTGGTTCTGCAATCCAACTCCCGTATAGAGGAGCAAACTTAAACTTAGAATGAAGTTGAAGAAGTTCTTGATTATGAGTAAAGATAGCATCATAGACACGTACATAATGAAGGTAGTTACGCTTCATATCTTCAACTACATTTGATTTTATTTCTCTAGACTCCAATAACCAAGCATATTTTTTCTTGCTTGTACCATCATCAAAGGCAAAAGAGATATAGTCATCTACATAAAAAGTCTCTTCTGCGCCAGCGTCTACCCATTCAATATATTTGGATTCTTGTTTATAAATGGAAGATCCTTTGTTTTCATTATTATAATGATTAAACCCAGCACCAACTAAATTATATTGTTTTTTCATAAAAATCAATAACGTTGAATAATCATATTACGAAGTTCAGATGAATAATTATCATTTTCATCAAATGGTTCCCCTATGAAAGAAAAATTATCCAGATTTCTATCTCTCTTAATAGGAATAGCATTTCCCTCATAATTAAAATATTCATCATGGACTAAAGCATAGTCTTTAACTATAGGGTAAATACACTGTTCTAAAAATTTTTGATCTGCTGCTTGTTCATGAGCATGACTACTTGTATCCAAAAATACTTTAATAGATTGATCTATATTTTCAATAAACCCACCTTTACATCCCCACATACCACCATTGATAACCCAACCATGACCACCAGGATGATCTCGTATAATATGAAAAGGTTTATCCGATTCTATCCATTCATTCACAGCACATACTTCTCTATCTGAAAATCTTGAATCACAATCTCTAGAAACAAAATAGTCAACATTTTTATCCGAGGCAGGAACAAACCTCCAAAACATACCATAGACTGTATTAGCATTACTATGTCTTGGATAATAAATGTTATCATTTTGTTGCTCTATATTTACAACATTTACACCCAGATTCTCTAATTTTTTAATATCATCCAACTGCAAATCATTATCACAATACAATCTCATTTCCCAATCAGGAAAATAATCATTCTTAATTTCAGCATTTTTGACTGCACCGATTACATATTTTTGAAATCTATCAAAATCATGTGCTCTTTTACGTTGAGAATTATCAAAAAGACAGAACGAAAGTATTTTCATTTTAAATATTCATAGAGTGTATACATTCTCTCATCAGAAATATGATGATAAGTAATATTATCTATAATATCTTTATCAGTTTGACCAAAAGTTTCTGGGATAGTTCCATGAATTCCATTTTCATGAACTATATCTATTCCATTACGAAGAAGGTTTAATGATATAACACAATCTTCAAAATTAATACCATAGTCAATAAACTTATTAATTTTTTTTAAACTTTTTGTTGAGACTAAAATTCCACCTCCACCAGAAGCATACTTATTATCAGATTTCCATATGTGTGAAAAATTAGTCCAAACATTTCCAGGTTCATCTACTCTATGGGCAACATATCCATAAGCACAATAATCATTGCAAGTTTCTAAAAATTTTTTCATATTTTTAGTATTTACAAAAGTATCATCATCTGCAACAAAAATCCACTCATAAGAATCAAGAATACTTTTATCAGATCCTTTAATAAAAATATTACCAAGATTATTGTAAAAATATAAAGATTTTTCTACCAGTCCCTCGTAAGTATCATCATGACTTGCCAAAATTGTGTTGTTGTCAAGGTCTTCATGATCAGAATAATAAATATAATCCTCAATACCAGATAACCAAGTTTCTAATTGAGACTTTCTTCTATTTTCATATCTTTTTGTTGTCTTTAACGCATATAATATTTTTTTCATTTTTAAAAACTCCAGTTTATAAGTATTGAATATTGTGGGGAAGAATCTTCTGTCGATATAATTCCATATTATGCTGATAAATTGAGTGATCTTTTGGATGAGAAGATGCTACTTTTCCAACAGGGAGAGAACATACTTTAATATGTGGTAAGTCTTTGACTTTATAACCAAATTGATATGCACGAAAAGACATATCTCCATCAGCACAATAGTATTGATATTCTGGATTGTACATACCAACTTCTCTAAAAATTTTCTTATGGTATAAACCATAATTCATAACCACTTCTCCACCAGAATCGCCAAGATTACATAAACACCATCCATCAGATTGATTAGTACCCTTCAACCATTCAGGATCTTTAGAGTCTTCATAAGATCCATACTTCCAATTGAAAAGATAAACATCATATTGCGATTCGATTTCATCAAGAACTTCTTTCCAATCATTACATAAAACAACATCATCGTTCCACTGACAGACAATTTCATGAGTTGATTCTTGAATACCAAGATTCATAAAATGTGGATAAGAACTTCTACCGCCAACTTCAATTAATTTAATATTGGGATGATTGATTTGTTTAATGTAATCAATTGTACCATCAGTGCTCCCACCATCGACCAATACCAACTCCAATCTATCATCAGAAAGAACAGTATTTTCCAATAAAATAGGGAGTATATTTACTCGGTTTAATGTTCCAGTTACAATGCTGATCATTTATCGCTAAAAATCAATTATTTTCATATATCCAACATGAATATGTTGAATATGGTTGTTTAGGATCTGCTTTAAAGTTTTTTAAATCACAACCAGATAACACTTCATCTACAGCTTTGATCGTTTCTGGATGAAGATCGTTATAATCATGTCCAGCAAGAACGCCACCAATTTTAACTTTTGGTTTCCATGCAAGAACATCTTTTTTTACATTTTCATAATCATGAGCAGCATCAATAAAAACAAAATCTAAACTTAAATCTTCAAATTTTTCCGCCGCCTCTACAGATGGCATATTCAAAACTTTATAATAATCTTTAAGTGGTTCCATATTGCTCATAAAAATTTGATAAAGACTTGAGTTCCACCCAGCTTGTTCATCACCCAAAAAATGATCTACACAATAAAAATCTATATTTTTACCTGAATTTGCAATTTCTACTGCCATAAAAGAAGATGATTTACCCTTCCAAGAACCAACTTCAACAAATGTACTCCCAGAAGGAAATCTTTCTACTATTTGTTTATAAAATTGAGGATAAGTAAACCAATCTTCACCAAATTGTGATTGTTGATAAATGTGTTCCATTTTTTAATCAAAGAATTTATATTATGTAGGTACTAAAGTTATGTACATTTATTCTACAATATTAATTTTATTTTTACTTAAAATTGGTTCGCCATCAGTGTAGTCTCTGAGATACAAATGAAAATATATTTTTGGTTTTTGCAATTCAATTGAATTTACAAATTCAGAAAATGCAGATTGAAACATGTGTACTTCTTCAGCATTTTCTAAAATTTTTCTATAATTATACATCAAGAATCTACTGTCATTATAATTTAATGTTTTATCGTACTTAATAATTTTATACTGCTTAGGTAATCTACTCTCATCTATAGTAAGAGAACCGAACTGATGTTTATCATCATCCACTACAAATATATACTTTTCATTATTTGGATTTAGAAAATTAAAAACATAATCTTCATATTCAAAGTTCCTTTCACAATAAAAATTATCCAATCTAAAAGATGGATCAAAACCGTGCATTTTATAAAATGCTTTATCAAAGCGAGTATTTAATCCACCAAGACCATCAAAACCTATGTGAATAATATCGTTTTCAAAATCTATGTTATTTTCCTTTATAAATTGAAGACATTGATAATCAGAAAGATTGTCTACCACAACTTGGCGACCATTTTTAAACACAAATTGATAGTAACCTGTCTTATCTTCAAAAGGGATTACATCTAAATGCTTTATGTCCCTAAACATAAATTTTACATTTTCATAAAGGACATCCTTACAAAAAATAGCAATATCATCATACTGTTCACAAAAATGTCTAACAAGACCATTGCAAATTATATGATCACCTAATCCCATGTGCTGTCGTATATACTTTTTAGTCATTTTAACTCCAGATAATTTCCCAGTTTTCTAATTTAGGAAAGAGCATCATATTTAAATAATGGTTATTACAATTTGAACCGTCACATCTACGATGAGGTTCTTTTCTTGCATATGCATGTAAATGTATTTTAAACTTATCAAGTAAAGAAGATAATTGCATATGATAAGTAAATAGAGAAGTAGCGTTTTCTATAAGATGAATATCATCAGAGTTCTCTAGTATTTTAAAGATGTCTACAAAATTTGGAGAGAGATTATGTAGGTTAATGATATTAGAATGCTTTAGATACTTTCTATCTACAAGATGCTCTCCATAGTCACAGACTACTGAATATGGTTTAGATAAATTCAAACTATTAAAAAGTTGATCTTCAAGATCATATCTTCTAGAAAAAAAGAAAGATTCATTTTTTATATTAGGACTTAGACCAAGTTTGGTATAAAAGTTATCAGAATTTGAAGATAAACCAGAATGAACATAAGTGCCAAAAGGATTTTGGAAACTCCAGTAATTACCATTTCCAATAATTGGGTAGGGTTCATTAACTCTAGTATCGATTACATCTTCAGTATTACATATTCTTTCATAATCATAATTAACAATTGTAGAGACTTTTGGTTCGTCTGCGTATAATAAATCTACGAAATGTTTGCGCGATTCATCATGTTCTAAAACTAGATAAACTTTTTGATATCCATGATCCCTAATTAAATAGCGTACCAATCCATTAATAGTAATCCAATCTCCGTAAGCATCATAGTGCCTTACAAATATTGTTTTCATACAAATACAGGATAATCAGTACATATACCAAAAGGATTTACATCTGGTATAAATTCATCTACAGAATCTTTATGAATTAATGGAATAATAGTATTTTCATCTATTCCCATACTCAGGTCATGTAACCAAATCTTTCCAGTTGATGTATAAGTAAATGGATCTGAAGTATGGCAAAAAGAATGATACTCCCAACACTCTTTTGCTGCTTCAAGATTTTTACAGTGCAACCAGAGATAATGTCTGCGTTTATTTAACCAATTATGATCCACTCTATACTGTGGTTCATCATGCCCTAACCAAAGTTCCCCATCTATTGAACGAACATCAATTTCTACATGATATCCATTTCCAATTGCACAATCAATATAACTTGGACGATTTTCTTTGTCAGGAACCGATCCACGAATATTACCACGATGAGAAATAATAATCACAATTCTTCAATCCTCAAAGATTTATCTTCAATAAACAGATCATAAAATGGTTTATCTACCCTCAGTTCGTGATACTTTGCTCCCCATTTTTCAAGTTGGGTTACAGTCAACTCAGTCCAATCAATTTGTTTTCTAGATCCACGAGCAGTCCAATAAACTATTGTATGACCCTCATCATATAGTTTATTGATTTTTTCTATGTTTTTTAGAATTGGTTTTGCTTTGGTGTAATCATGAGTAGTTCCAAAATCAATAGAAGTTTCCCGATGACAAATAGTTTCATCAATATCAACATAAATGACTTTCATTGATACATATTTCTCCTATAATTTTCATTTGGACAAGTATCAACATCAGCAACTTCTTGTTTAGTAAGAAACTTAACTCCACCTAGAAGTTTTGCTCCGATAAAAATATCAGCAGACTTTTCACACATTAAAGTAGAAGCTGCACAATCTTTTTTAGATGCAGATGCTGAGATTATACCATGATTTTGTAGAAGAATCAACTTAGGAAAATATCCTTCTTTATCTACAAACTCAGATACATATTTTTCAACCAATTTCAGAATTGCTTCACCAGGAGGAGCATAAGGAACAACACAGGACTTAATTCCATTTCTTACAATCTGATCGGGAAACCATCGATGTTCTGCAAAATCATAAAGAACAGTTGGTTCTGAGCAAAGAATTTTAGTTGTATGTGGTGGATGCGTATGAGCAATGAAATTAATATCTGGAAATGTTTTCATAATCCAAGCATGAAAAGAAGTCTCAATACTTGGTTTCTTATGCGATAGTTCTATTTGAGCACCGTTTGTATTGCATAACGTCAAATCTTCTTCTGATAGTGTATGAAGACTTGTTCCACTTGCTTTAATTAAAAAACTATTCTCATCAACTCTTACAGAAACATTACCTTCACCACATATGGTGTATTCACTAATTTCTCTTGCTAGTTCTAGTATTTCAGACATCTTTGATAAAAGTTTCTAGGGTATTTAGATTTACTTTCCAAGGAGAGTTTAGACCACCAGAGATTGAAAGAGCACCATCACTTTCTACACTTTCTTCAACCTTTTCTATAAACTGAGTATCATTAAAATGATGCAATTGAGTATGAGACATTGAATACTCAAAGCGTGTGTTAATATCAAAGAACAAAGGACTATTGATAGAAATCACTTTCGTTTCTGGTGGCGAAAAGATTACATTACACATACCCCCACCAATTGGTCCAGCAACATACTTTGCTGAGTTAAATAACCCAATCTTTTCTTTCATCGTCATATTTTCACAAAAGACTTCTTCATAACCATAAGACTTAAAAAGTTCTGCAACTTCATCCTCATTCACACAACGACGACGTTCAGTATAATTGGTTCCAATGTTTTCTAGATTATTGTGCAACCAAGTACGACGAGAGATATAAATCTTTTCTGGTCCTTGATAATCACCTTTCATACGATTAATAATATCAAATACACCAGAATGGGGTGGAGTATTTGAAAGACCATTGTGTGTTAAAGAAGAACCAACTACAACAGTATTATAAAGAGTTTCTGGATTTAAAAATACAACATCTTTACGAGTAATACCCAAAAGTTCTAGTGATTCCCATACAAAAGGATATAAATCATCTTTACCTTCTGGTGGACTTACTAGAAGTTTAAGATCTGGATGAATTTCTTTTTCATTAAAGTAAGAGTACAAATAAGGCAAAGTATCATAGATGAAATGATAATAGTTAGCCATATTATATACAAAGTAGAATACTGGAACTGAACAAAAATTTTTGAAGCGAAGAGGTCTCTCCAATTCATACTCCATTGTTTCTTCATAAACAGTTCCTCTACCCAAAGACATAAACATTTCTTTGATTGGAAGAATTAATTTATGAGTTTGATGAGAATAAATGAGAGGTTGAGGATAATGCTTTGATAATCCAGTAAACTGACAGGAAAAAAAGTATGCTACTTCAATATCCCTACCATTTTCATCTTTTTCTTTTATAAGTCTTGTTCTTCCCGAATTCCAGTATTCAATTGGTAAAATAGTCTTTTGAGTATTCATAAGGATGCCAATCAACTTTATTAAAAAATCTTTGCCAATACTGATATGTTTTTAAATCATTAGGAGTTCCCCAACAAATATAATTATCAATCTCAAAATTCTTTACTTTATATCCTAAATGAATTGCCTCATTTAGCATACTATCAACATAAAACTCGCCATTAGTTCTATTATTATTCTCATACAATGATTCAAGAGAGCGATGGAAGATTTCTTTTGTTCTGAAAAACATTGTACCTGTAATCGCAAATTCATTTACAGGATTTGTTCCATTAAATCTTTTAACATCAACACTACTTACATTTCCTTCTTCATCACAATTAACCCAAGAATATGCTTCTGGTTGTAAATGACTCGTATAGTTATTTCTATAAGTCCATACTATTATATCATTTTCTTCATCATTTACCAAGTCTAAAAACTTATCAGCGTCATAGAATACACCGTTATCACAGGCGGAAACAAGAATAGATGAATCTGGGTCAATTACATTTACAATTCTTTCAGTTGTGCAAGCTTGACCTTCAAGAACTTCATCAATCCATACAGTATTTTGACCAGGAGATTGATGACCTTTTAGGCAAGCGTAAATTACATCATCAGTTTTGGGTAGACACCTAACTGCTTGATCTACCATATTTTTACCATTGACTTGAATAAATGGTTTTGGTTCAGTATATCCTTCTTTTGAAAAACGACTACCAGCACCCGCCATTGGAAGTGCAATAACACAATTTTCAAGTCTAACTTCTTTCTGTCCTTCTAACGCTTTACGATAATAATTTGACCAACTATTGTAGATATCAAGATCAAATGGAGTTCCCCATTGCAACATATAAGGAATCTCATAGACTTGATTATCTAAACCATCATGAATCAGAAGATTATAAACAAGACTTACATAATACTCACCATTGATATTAATATCTTCATCCATCAACTGCTTAAAATATTTCTTAACGTAACTTCCTTTTCTAAAGTAGTAATTACCAGCAGAAGCAAACTCAGACATTTTATTGTCTGTAAATGGCTGCTTTTCACGAACTTCTAAAATTCGATTGTTCTCATCTGTTTTGCAGAAAGCATAATTATCACTTCCTAGCATATGTGGATGAAATCCTGTGTAACAAATTACACACCCATCACATTCAGTTGTATCTACAAATTCTTTAAAGTGCCTATAATCCCAATAGATTGAAAAATCGCAATAATTGACGATAACTTCTTCTTCATCATCAATTAAGTGTTCAAACTCAGACACAGTAAAGACTGGGCCTTTTTTATGTCTAGGTATTGTTATAATCTTTTTCTTTTCAACTAACTCATTTAATACATCAATAATATTAGTTTCTTTCTGATGCTTATCATTAATAATAAAAACAAATTCAGAATCTTCTGGATATAAATTTACAATATGTTCTATAACTTTTTTTCCATCCACTTCAATAAGATATTTTGGTATAGTATATCCAGCAGCAGAAAATCTACTGCTCATACCAGACATTGGGATAATAATTTTCATAAAATATTTTTAAATATTTATTTTATACCATTCATAAGTTTTTTCAATACCTTCACGAAGATTGATCTTTGGTTCCCACCCAAGGGATTTTATCTTATCTACGTTCAAAACTTTACGGGGAGTACCATTTGGTTTTGTGGTATCCCATTCAATATCACCCATAAACCTGACAACATCAGAAATTATGTGAGCAAGTTCTTTAATTGTTACATCTTCACCAGTGCCTACGTTAATATGCTCTGCTTCATCATATTTCTGCATACAAACGTAACACGCTTCAGCAAGGTCATCAACGTGTAGAAACTCTCTCATAGCAGAACCATCGCCCCAGAGTTTAACAGAACCATACCAAGGTCCACCCATATCAATAGTATACCCATTCTCTTTCATATCATGAAACTTAGCAATCATCGCAGGGAGAACGTGTGAGGTTTCCAGATTAAAGTTATCATTAAAACCATAAAGATTTGTAGGCATCAAGGAAATAGCGTTAAAACCGTGCTGTTGGCGATATGCCTGACACATCATAATACCAGCAATCTTAGCAATCGCATAGGCATCATTCGTTGGTTCTAGAGGACCAGTCATCAACTGATCTTCGGTGATAGGTTGAGTTGCAAACTTAGGATAGATGCAGGATGATCCAAGAAACAAGAGTTTCTTTACACCAAAATTATAAGATTGCTGAATAAGATTAGTTTGAATTTGAAGATTCTCAGTCAGAAAGTCTGCCTTATAGTTGCTATTTGCCATAATGCCACCAACCTTGGCAGCGGCAACAAAGACATACTCAGGTTCTTCTGAACAGAAGTATCTTTCGGTTTCATCTTGATTTGTAAAGTCAACATCATCACGAGTTCCTTTGATGATGTTGCTATAACCTTTACTCTCAAGGTTTCTCACGATTGCCGAACCAACCATCCCGTTGGCACCAGCAACTAATACCCTAGAATCACTGTCCATAAATGCACATATCCTCAACTAATTGTTTAAAAGAAGTCTTAGGTTCCCAACCTAGTTTTTCCCTTGCCTTGGAGGCATCACCTAATAAAGTCTCTACTTCAGCAGGTCTAAAATATTTAGGATTGACTTTAACGATTGTTCTACCAGTGTTTTTATCTACACCAATTTCTTCAAGACCTTCACCTTCCCAGACAATATTCATTCCAAAATAAGGTGCTGCTTCTTCAACAAAATCACGCACCGAATACTGCTCACCAGTAGCGATTACATAATCATCTGGTTCATCCTGCTGAAGCATCAACCACATTGCTTCAGCAAAATCTTTAGCGTGTCCCCAGTCACGCTTTGCATTCAAATTACCCAGTTCTAGAATCTGCTGCTCACCCGTAGAAATTCTTGAGAGAGCACGGGTAATCTTACGAGTAACAAAGGTCTCACCACGGCGAGGAGACTCATGATTGAAGAGGATGCCTGTACAAGCATACATTCCATAGGACTCACGATAGTTCTTTGTAATCCAATAACCATAGAGTTTTGCTACACCATAAGGAGAGCGGGGATAAAAAGGAGTAGTTTCGCGTTGAGGAATTTCTTGAACAAGACCGTAAAGTTCGCTGGTAGATGCTTGGTAAATGCAAACACGATCTTCCATACCCAAGAGGCGCACCGCCTCAAGAACACGAAGAGTTCCCACAGCATCCACATCAGCAGTGTATTCAGGCATCTCAAAGGATACTTTGACGTGACTCTGAGCGCCAAGATTATAAATTTCATCGGGTTGGACTTTTTGTATAACTCTTACTATATTAGTAGAGTCTGTTAAATCTCCGTAATGTAACTTAATATTTTGATACAAATGATCAATACGTTGTGTATTAATTTGAGAAGCACGGCGAATAATACCATGAACTTCATAACCTTTTTCTAAGAGAAGTTCAGCAAGATAAGATCCATCTTGTCCAGTGATTCCAGTAATTAGTGCTTTTTTCATGCTTCGCAATTTGTAAAATCTATTTGACCATTCCTAGTTGCCCAGATTGGATATTCTCTACCATAGGTATTCCAAATCTTTGCTTGCTGTTGCCCGACTGGAACTCCAGAAGTTCCAGCAGCATTCCAAATTGTTTCGTAAGTATCATCCTCATGAAATGTGAAATCATGAGTCTCTGCTTTTTTCTTCAGTAATAAAGACCAGATAGATTGATCATGCCTATTCTCTCTGAAGATATCGTCATTTGGAAGGATAGAAGGACTATCATCTAAATATTTTCCTTCACCATCAACACAAATATCTATCCATCTTTGAACTAACTCTCTAATCATAGATGTATTTTTCAAAAAGAAGATACCGGAAATAACTTGACGAGTCATCAAGTATTCATCACTATCTCCCATAATATAGCGGTAGGTGTCCATTTTAGTCCATTGAATTTCTGGAAGATCTAAAGTAAAGAAAACTCCTTCAGTTTCCAAACATTCTTCGTAGTATTGTTTGAGTTTCTCTAGACCATTCTTATTCAATTCACAACCAGAATCCACATAAAGAAGCACATCATTCTCAGGAATACTCTCCAAAGCTTTGAGAATGAAATATGGTTTACATGCATAATACCCATAATATCTCATGGGCATTCCTATGCGAGGACTCATCATAGGTTTTGCATATTGTTCCCAGAATAGATTATCCTCCAAATCAGATTCTCCAAACTCCAGAATAGAATTAAACACTCCGAAGTTTTCCGCTTGTTTTCTGATTCTATTCTTACCTAAAGAAAAGTTATTATCTCCAAAGTAAGTTAAATGCAATTTCATAAACAATACATTGTTATCAAGCAATTATAGCAAAAAAGGAGAGTTTATGCAACTCTCAAATAATAAATGATTTAAGAGAATCAATACTCTCTTTATAGTTAGAGTAAGGTCTTGGACAATGTGCATCAATATAATTAATATTTTCAACACACCAGTAATTCCTATCCAATCTACCAATTGTCTGTCCGGGTTTATCTAAACCAGGAGAAAGAGGAGTATTAAATCCTCTATTGTGATAAATCTTTTTAAAGTTGGATAAATTAATTTTTTCAGAGATGTATAACTCATCAGTATTCCATCCAAAATTTAAAGAATTTAATCTAATTACAAATTCTTCCCAAGTTTCATTTTCATCATCCAAAGCAATCGATGCAAAAGTCTTCCCATAAGAAGAAAAATAACACATTGGATATCTAGTTCCTACAATGGGAAATTTATCATTTATATAAGCATCTGATGAATATATTGAGATCTCATCATAGTCGTTAGCAAGATTAGATAAAAAATATTCTTTATTTAATGGAAGTATGTCTATATCAGTTATTAAAATTACTCTATCAGGAAATAATTTTGTAACATACATTCTCAGTATTTGAGATTGAAGTGAAGATCTAACATTTGGAATTTCTGGAAATTCTTCACTACCAACCAGTCCATAAAAAGTATCAAATCCACAGGTTTGCCAAAATTCAGTTACGATTGGAGCAAACTGATAGTAATCTGGGTTATTGTCGCTAGAGAAAATTACTAATGGTTTCACTATTAAATACTCCTTTTCATTAATTTAATCCACCAACTAACTTTTAGTTTTTCCATATTAAAATCTTTATTAGATATTTCGACTAATTTATTCTTTAAAAATTCCTCTGTTATTTCTTCAAAAGAATCTACAATAACAACAGGAAGATCCACTAAACATTTAGTATAATGAATATGTTTTTCTACAATTGGTATTATTCCACAATATAAAGATTCCCATAATCTAATTGTATCAACACCATTACCTCTAGGGCAAAGAATAAATTTGTGAGAATTTAGTTTTTTTCTATATTCATCCAAACTTAAGTTTGGATGATCTACAGTACACCAATTATTTGTAGTGAAGTAATTATAAATCCATTCTCTACTTGATGGATGAGTAGAAATGCGATGATTGATGTATAAAAGTTTATCTTTATTACTTTCTTCAGTAGTTTTTTTTATATGTGATAATGTTAAACTATGAAATTTATAATAATCACATGCTACTCCTAGTGGGATAGGAATCAAGTCTTCATGATCATATTCTACATTTTGAGCATACCACTTAAAAATACATTCTGGTTTACTTCTAAAAAAGTTTTCATCAACTCCAGCATCACTTTCATGACTAATTAGTATTAATTTTTTATCACAATTTTGACTTCTAAGAACTTCAAATAACTTTGGTACAAATTCATATTTTGAAAAAATTACATCATTATCATTTACAGTTAAATTTGTGTTTATTACTTGCGTAACTTCTCCTTGATTTGGAATTTCAGGATACACATTTCTAGCAAAAACAAAATCAGATTGTGATAAAAAATTTAAATGACTTAGAATATCGTCCATAGAATTTTATTTTGTCACTAATAAATTTTCAACCACTACAAAATCCAATTCTGTATTATCTAGAACATACAAAGCATCTTCGATTGTTGTTAAAATTGGTCTACCTTTAATATTAAAAGAAGTATTCAAAATTACAGCAGTTTTTTCACTTTTTTTCATAAAAGAAAGTAAGTCGTAAAAAAGTTTATGTTGTTTTGAATTAACTGTTTGCAATCTAGCAGTGCCGTCGTTGTGAGTAATAGAAGGTAACTTATCTTTATATTCATCTTTAACTATAGGAGCATAACTCATATATTCTGAAGGAAAGGCATTATCAAAATAGTCATGCATATCTTCTTCTCTACACACTGGAGCAAAAGGTCTAAACCATTCTCTAAATTTAACCTTAGCATTAAGAACATCTTTCATATCCCTAAAAGAAGGATCACAAATAATACTTCTATTTCCTAAAGCTCTTGGGCCAACCTCGGAGTATCCTTGTATAATACCACCTATTTTACCATTACTTATTAAATTAAATATTTTTTCAGTAGTAACCTCTTCAGTATTATAATTACCCCTTTCCAAATGAAAACTAAGATTTTTACGATCTAAGATATCAAATCCACTGTAAACCAAAGGATCAATATGTGTTTTAGTTTTAACCAAATATTGCCCTAGTGATTGACCACAATCATTAGGATTTGGTGGAACATAAAGATCAAAACCATTTTGATTTAAAACTTCTTTTAACCTTTGATTAAAAATTACATTTAATGCACATCCACCAGTCAATACTATATTTTTTTTATTATTTTCAAAAAAGTTTAGAATAAAATCCATCAATATGTTCTCGAAAACATATTGAGAAGTTGCAGCTAAATTGTAACTATTTTGACCAGATAGTGAATTGAGAGATAGATTTAACCCAATATCATTACCTAATCTTGACAAATCTCTGTGATAATAGAATTGGTGCATTGGTTCAATCCACTTTTCTATGACTTCACCATAAGCACATATTCCCATTACTTTACCAGCATAAGAAAGAAATACACCTAGATCAGAACTATCTTTTCCAGGACTAATTTCACTCATAGGAACTCCAATAAGTGAATATGCGTTTCCAAAATCTAAATCTGACTTATAAATTTCGATAATTTCATTTTCAACTCCAGTATATACTTTAGTTGTGGTGTGCATACCAAAATCACTTCCACCACCATCAACGGTAAATATCAAAGCATCTTTAAATGGAGATTGATAATATGCACCATAAGCATGAGATATATGATGACCATCAAAACTTTCCAAACAAGAATTTGGAAAGTACTCAGAAATAAGTTGTATATCATTTTGATTCAATACTGAAGAATATACAACTGTCTCTGGTGTATTTTTGATTTGTTCTTTTATATGACTAAGAAAATTTCTTCTTATAGTTTCATTGGTTCCGAGAGACCAGGAATCAAATTCACTACTATACATTGCATATCTAATATTACAAAACCTTTCTAATTCAAAAACTCTTAGATCTCCATTTTTATCTACAAAAGTAGCTGAAGCATCATGAGATCCATATATGCTTAATATCTTATCGTCTAAAGTCATTGTTATAATACTTTAATACTTATAATTATACTAAAAAAGGCGGGTTTATGCAACCCACCTTTGGTAATTCAGGCTCGCCACCAATTTTTTAACTGGAAATTGGAAACCAGGCGGGGTAACCCCATCCGCACCACCAATCCTTTGAAGAGAGATTGGAAACTCAATGGGTCTTTTGACTCCACCAGTATAAGTTTTAAGTCATTCCAGGACTCAAAAAAAGTTGGGTTAACTTTGATATCTCGGTAATACCAAAGAATACTATCAGAAATAGCACATCCCAGAGTTTGAGTTTGATAGCAAAAGGAATACCGAGTAGTCCCCCGATAAACTTTATTATCAAACCATTTTTAAAATCTCCCCACAACATGATTTGATAACCAAGTAAGAGAAGAAAGTTTCCAGTGTATCTTAGGATACTTATTTTAGACATAAGGGGTTTTCATCACCGACCAGGGTTTTTAGAGACTCTCCATGTCTTCATCATCGTCTTTCACATAAGCAGGGACTCTATCAGGATCTAACCAACAAGTGTAGTCATAATCCTCCATAGCAGTCATAAGTTGCATTTCATTATCTAGAAGATACATATCCCTATATCGACCAGTGTAGGAATCTACTTTTTGGATACGATAATCAGGTTTACCGTTAATTTCAAGAATACCAACTTGAACGTAACGATAAGGAAAACGTTCAAGAAGGACGGTAGGTTTCCTGATAACTTTCATCAGGCAACCTCAACGGTTTCAAGATCTTGAGCGACATACTCCATAAGCATTTCGTAGTCGTCAAGGGGGTCACCAGAAAATACGACGCCTTCATTTTCATAAAAGCGACGAACCTTTTTATAAAGTTTCGGATTCTTTACATCAAGGTAGATTTCCCCGTTAGCAGCAGAACGAAGAGTGCTAACATCTTTCTTGAATTTTGTAATCAGAGACATTTGTTTGTTTTGTTTACTCGGATATTATAGAATGCTTGAGGTTTTAAGTCAAGTGGTCCAGATTGAAAACTGGACATCGGGGTATTCAGATTTGAACTGAAATTATTCCTGCTCCCAAAGCAGGTGCCATGACCAAGTTAGGCGATACCCCGTTTCACCGTTATTTAGTTCGGTGTATAAGCATTATACCTATAATCGGCGGAATAATCAAGCCCCCTCCACAAATACCGATCCAGACTGGGCTTGCCGCAAGTGTCTCTACAATGTGAAAAATCATCTCCCTCTCCAATTCTTGTATTCAAAGTAAAAGTATTGGTCTACCTCATCTAAACCCGTTACAGGGGCATTTACACCCCACTCAGACCATTCTATGCAGAACTGTTTGATATCGTGGTTATGCATAATAGAGTGTCCATGCATTCTCACAAAAGCAGACATTGCAAATTGATATTTCTTATTGTGGATAGGCATTGTGAAGTCCCCAATTTAAGAAAATTGCTATGAGACCAAATATAATGATTGCATTGATAATTGTATTACTCATCTTCTTCATCCTCGTAGGTAGATGGTTCTTCAAATAACTCATCTATCTTTTGTTGAAAAACTCTTTGTTGCAATTCTTGAAAATCTTCTTCTGTAATCATCTCCGTTAGTTTAAAGTAATTTTAAGAAATGGAAGTAAGGGCGGAATAACTCCTATCAACCTCAAAAGTCCCTCAGCAAATAAAGCAAGAACCACCCAACCGACGCACATACTAATGATAGAAGCATTACGGTTGTGTCGTCGTATTGCAGCATCAATCATCTCCTGCACTTCTATATGAGTAACATAATCATCATCAAAAGGTTCCATCATTTCTCATCTCCAAGAAACTTCGCCAGAGGATCTCTGCGGGTTTTGACTATTTCCACTGCTCTCTTATAGAACATATTATTGGTGTTCCCAGAGGCTTCAAAAGTCTCCTTGATCTTCACCCAATTATCGTAGGTGTGCTGATCCATAAGGTTTAGGTTGAATACTACTAGTTATACTAGTGAGTATTTTTACTATGTCAAGTTTGTGTTGATACAAAAATATAGATTAAGATAATCTAAAATTTGTAACATTTGTAAACGGAAGGTGCCGGAGTCGAACCGGCAAGGGCTTTAACACCTCAACTGTTTTCAAGACAGGTTCCGTCGCCAATCGGATTGACCTTCCAAAAAGTCCTCAACGGACTTCAAAATCTAGGCGTCTTACTTTACGTTGGCGTCTTGCTTCCTGGAAGGCAAGGTCTTCGTTAGTAAGAACACCAGATTTTGTTTTATTATGATAAGAGTTTAGCATAACTATCTGTGATAGGTCAACTGCTGAAATCTTATCTCCGCGAATTGTCGCCATATTTGAACAACCGCAAGTCACAGTTTTCGTAGGATGCCCTTCTATCTCCTTACCACAGGATCGGCATCTAATTCTTAAATTTTCCATTGTAATTCATTCAGTAAAAGATCTTAACATCCAAATAAACTTTCCATGAGACTCATTTAAATCATCAACAAGATTTGTAGTACCTCTAGATTTTTGTACTTCTGCTTCTTCGGCAACCTGACCTAGAAGAGATACAATTTGTTGATTACATTTAATCAAATCATTAACCATACCCATTGCATCTAAAGAACTATTTGCTTCTTCAACTTGAGAAACTTCAGTAATTCTTGTAAGAGTGCTAACTGGTTTAATCTTCAAATACCTCATATGTTCGGTGAGGCGGTCAATTTCTTCAAACATTGTTTCATATTGTTCACCAAAAACTTTATGAAACTGATAAAATTCGGAACCTACCACATTCCAGTGATAAACCCAAGTTTTTTGAAAGAGAACAAAAAGACTTGCCTGAGTATCAGAGAGTAACTTATATAGTTTTTCCATTATACCAGTTTTTTAGGTATTTATAATGGGCGAAGAGGGATTCGAACCCCCGACTGCCTCGGTGTAAACGAGGAACTCTACCACTGAGTTATTCGCCCTAAAAAGTCAATATTGACTTAGAAGGTATTCTACTGTATTTGCTACATCATTCATAGCATCACGAAGATTTTCTCTTTGTCCAGATTCTTGTCTGATGATTGGTCGGTGATCATCAGTTAATGTCCAACGCCACTGATTCATATCCTTACAAAACCACAGATTAATTTTCATTCTTAAAATATTCCAGTTCTATCCAACGAAGAAGTGTATTATAAGCATATATAGATGCTTCTGTACAGTTGTCTTTTTTGAGTCGTTGAATGTAATACTCAAGTGCCTCGATGACCATTTCACGGTCTTTTTGGGAAATAAGAGACATAAACCTCCTAACTCGTTTCTTATTATAAGGCAAAAAAGGGGTTTCGTCAACCCCCCTATGTATATTAGTTTCCGATACGCCCCACAGCAAGTCGTGCTCTATTAAGAATAGAACCACTCAGGGGAACATATCCAAGGTCATCGGCAATTGATTGTGCCTTAGAACTCAGAGCATAATTGAGTGCTTTACGAATAGCATCAGCATTAGCACCATTACCAGTCTTATATGCAAGAACCCAAGTCAGAGTTGAAATTGGATATGCAGTTGCACCAACAGGATTTGGATTTTCACCAGCAAGGTTTGCATCCAGTTTGATACCATTCAG